ATACACTACTATGCCAAGACTCAGTTTATACCGCCCAGAAAAAGCCAACGATTACACCTTTATTGATAGACTTGTTTTAGAACAGTTTATGGTAGGGGGAACGGATGTCTACATCCACAAATATTTAGGCCCAAAAGACCCATTAGAGGGACAATCTACCCCAGATCAGCCCACAAATACCCACGGTGTTTCTGAATTGGGTATACAAGATTTACTATTATTAGAAACTAGGGACAGGAGATACAGTGATGACATCTATGTCATGCGTTGTATCTACAATATGCAACAATTGGATTGGAGTCTAACGCAGTTTGGACTATTTTTAGCCAATGATACTATATTTGTTCACATACATTTAAACGATTGTGTAAAAAGAATAGGTAGAAAATTAATGGCTGGCGACGTTTTGGAGTTGCCGCACCTAAAAGATCCTCATGCGCTTAATGAAGCCACAGTTGCCCTTAGAAGATTTTATGTTGTAGAAGATGTATTAAGACCTACAGAAGGATTTAGTCAAACTTGGTACCCACATTTGATAAAAATCAAATGTAAACCACTGGTTGATAGCCAAGAATTTAAAGATATACTTGACAAGCCCGCTGAAGATCCATTGAGTCCATATGCAAGTGATGATTCTACTACTGCGCTACGAGATTTAATTAGCAGTTACAATAGAAATATGGATATTAATAATGCTGTTGTGGCGCAAGCAGAGCTTGATGCACCTATGAGTGGTTACGATACTGATTCTTTATGGATGGTACCAGTTGATCCTAGTGGAAAAGTTATGCTAGTAGATGCTAGCGGCGAACAAATAGATGCTAGTAAATTTTATATGACTAGTACCACTGACGAGGGAGTTATTAGGTATCTAAATAAACTTTGGACACCAGAATCTATTACTGAACCAGAATTTTTAATTAATCCCACTGAGTTAGAATTGCAAAATAAGGGTATACCAGTAATAGATACCAGCATTATTTTAAAGAGTCCTCGTCAAAATTACTATATTGGCTATTTGATTGGTGACAGTGTGCCGCCAAATGGATATCCTTTGAGTGGCATGGGCGCACAATTTCCTGATACAGCAGTTGATGGCACATTCTTTTTAAGAACTGACTTTTCACCAACAAGATTGTTTAGGTATAATGGTTCTAGTTGGCGTGTTTTTGAAGACAATGTGCGTATGACATTGAGCAACACCAATACACGTAAGACATTAAAAACAGGATTTATTAATAATACGAATCAAACTACCATTGGAGACAAAGTCATTGACGAAAGACAACCAATTAGTAAACCTTTGGAAGTTGGAAAGAATTTAAAACCTGAGGCAGACAATTAATGCAACATTATTATGACGGACAGATAAGAAGATATCTAACACAATTTATTAGAGCACTAAGTGGCTTTAGTTATAAGGATAGTCAAGGAAATTTGAAAGAAGTTCCTGTTAGATTTGGTACGGCTAACAAACAAGCCGCCGCAGTACTACGACAAAACAGCGAAAACTTTTTAATGCAAGCGCCTTTTATCAGTGTTTACATTAATAATCTTGAATTAAGTCGCGGACGTATGCAGGATCCTAATTTTGTCAGTAAAGTTCATGTAAGAGAAAGAGAGTGGGACGAAAATTTAGGCGAATATACAGCTAATAAGGGTGCTGACGTTACTATTGAACGTTTAATGCCTAATCCTTATCAATTAAGTTTAATAGCTGATATTTGGACCACAAATATTGATCAAAAATTACAAATTTTAGAACAAATTATTGTATTATTCAACCCTGCTGTAGAATTGCAGACAACTAGCAGTTATTTAGATTGGACCAGTTTAACTACATTAGAATTAATGGACATACAGTACACTAATCAAGTAGTTCCAAGCGGTGATCAAGAATTAGAAATAGCAAGTTTGACTTTTAGCGCACCAATTTGGTTAAGTCCGCCAGCAAAAGTGAAACGCATGGGAGTTATTACCAGTATTATTGCTCGTGTGTTTGATGAAGAGGGAAATATTACAGATGATATCATTAATGGCACATTGATGAGCAGACAAGTTATTACTTTTGACAATTATGGCATACTAATAACAGATAATAGTGGTCAAGGCCTGTATACTGCCAAATTATTAAGCAATAGTGAAAGCACTACCACTTCTTTTAATACTAAAACAACAAAAAATGGCGTTGATATCAATTGGTTAGAGATTTTAGAGAAATATCCTGGCAAATACGTGGCAAATTTAAGTAAAGTTCAGGTTATGAAGCCAGATGGTCGTTGGGCTCAAGCCAGTATTTCATTAAATCCTGATAACGAATCACTTTTAAATTTAAATTTTAAGACATTTGATGATAGTTGGCCCACTAATACTGTTATTGCTGGCAGAGGAACCATAGATGCAATTATTGATCCTACTAAACCAACTAATAGGACTGCTACATCTGGTCTACGATACCTAATATTAGAAGATATTAACATCACAGATAGAACTTATGGTCCTGAAAATGCAAGTCAGCCAGGTGTTGCTCAATGGGGCGACCTAATAGCTAATGCCAATGACATAATTGAATATAATGGCACTGAATGGACAGTTATTTTCAATAGCCAGCAGACTAATACACTAACCTACATAACTAATGCTTATACTGGTGTGCAGTATAAGTGGGACAGCGCACAGTGGACTAAGAGTATGGAAGGTGTTTATCCTGCAGGCAAATGGCAAATAGTTCTATAAACAAACTAGTAGTATGTAGTGGTGCTTTATTTTATTCAAAAAGCACTAAAAGATTCTTATTCTTACAAAGAACTCAAGGTAAAACTGCTAAATCTTGGGGGATTGTTGGCGGAAAACAAGAAGATAAAGACAGTACTACATACGAAGCACTTAAACGTGAAATTACTGAAGAAATAGGGTTCTTACCAGAAATAAAGAAAACTATTCCTTTAGAACTGTTTGTTAGTAATGATGATAATTTTAATTACCATACATACCTGTTAATAGTAGAAGAAGAATTTATACCCAAATTAAACTATGAGCACAGTGGTTGGGCTTGGGCTACTATGGATCTTGCACCAAAGCCATTACATCAAGGTCTACGCAATACATTTACCAATAAAACAATTAGAACAAAATTAGAAACTGTATTTGACATCATAGATGTAATCTAATATTTTTACAGTCACAAAAAAGCCCCATTTCTGGGGCTTTTTGTTTGACAGCGTAATCTCTTACGCTTGGCTTTCTTTCCATGAAATACGTGCTGTAACTGTTGTTGCGGCACTTGTATCTGTTGGAACAATACAAACTGTAATAATGTCTGGACCGTTTGGATAGACATAATCACCGCCTAAGATACTGTTACCAATTTCAGCAATTTCACTTAGATCTGCTGTAACTGGGCTGTTAACGGCTGCACGGAATTCGTAAATTGTAACTCCGCCGTTTACTGTATCTGTAGTTTGACCAGTGTGTTTAATAACCTGTGTCAATGATGGTGCACCATAGTTTGCAAAGTATGCCTGTTGTGATAGCGCGGCATTTAGAATCAACTTAACGGAAGCAGGCTTGTTGTTTGTGTTACCAACAACTAGACCAACTTGTTGTAAGTTAATACTCATGCGGTTAATAATATCACGTTCACCTAAAGCACCAACTAAGCTGTTGTCTACACTTGGAGCTAGACGTAAACTTAGAATTGGCACGTTTGTTCCAACTAGTGCTTGTGGAATACTGATTGTATCAGAACCACCAGAACCAGAAGCAACTGTGAACAAGTACGCTTTATCATCTTCAAACACACCGTCCATGATTACAGAAGCACCCCAGTGATATAAGCTAGGAGCGTAACTTGGTGCGTTACCGTTCTTAATCTCATATCTTGCTGGCAAGTTACCAGAACGTAAATAAGCCTCTGTTTCTTTGTTGTTGTGAATGAATTCATGTACGTACATTACTACTCCGTCAGTTCCTTTGAATCCAAAACGCACTTTACCTGCACCGTACCAACTGTAATCCATATAGGTCATCTGCATACGATTGATGTTTAGTACCATTCCACTTCTGCCAGTTCCGTCACACTTATCAAGACTCCACTCACTTTGTGGAATACGTAAGTCTTGTGTCAATGTTCCAACAACGTTATTACGTGTTGTTCCACGATAAGCAGGAGTTACTTGGATCTGTGTATCACTAACAACTTTGTTAACTCTATAGCTCATACCACGAATAACAATGTTGTTACCAATTTCTAACTGTTTTGTAAAGTTAGTGTTGGTACCATTTACCACGTTACTCTTGTTAGTCACATTCAAGAAACCACCAAGTTGTTTGGTACTGTTACGACGAACACAGTGTAAACTCTTTCCGTCATATTCCCAGAACATACCGTTTTGGTCATCAAACATACCTGAACGTACTACAGCATCTTGCCATTCTGCCACAAACAAGTTAGGGAATCCACGTGGTGCTAGATCATAAGGAATTCCATTTGTAATGTATCTAAATGTAAAGTCATCAATGACGTTAGCAACTACGAAGTTTGGTCCACTTAACGGCTGTGTATATGGAGCACCACGTACAATGTTAGCAATGATCGAAGCACTGTTAGTATCAATTGCTGTCTTTGCAGTTTGGAATTCTGCATCTGCCCATACTACGCTAGGTTCAGTACGTGTTGCTGGCAATAATGACAATGCTTGTGTAACACTAGTTGCACCAACAACATCTGCTGTAATTTGAACTAAATCTTGTGCTTTAGTAATTTCTCCAGCATTTGCGTTTGAACCTGTAGTATCTTGTGTTAGCAAGTTACCTGTAGACTTAGTTACAGTAGTTCCAGCTAAAATTTGACCAATGATAGTCTTCAAACGACCATATGCGGCAACAGTTTGAACTCTGTGATCTGGACTAATTGTTGCTCCTTGATTTGAGAAACCATAGAAGAAGAATTTAGCCTGATCATAGGTTGCACTGTTTCCACCATATAGAATGTCATAAACAATTGCGTTAATGGCATACTTAACGTCACGTTCGCACTTGGCAGTGTCGTGATTGTATAGTGGATAATTTTGTTCTACCCACTTCTCAACTTCACGTGCCATAAAGTCACGGTTATTAACTAAACGTGCCTTAGCTGCCAATTGACTAGAGCTTGCGTTGGTTGGGTTGTTATAAGATAATGCATCAGCGGCACTTCTACCGTTGTTGATGATATCAAGTACTTCATTCCAGAACGCATTGCTACGTGTTGTTGCGGTTGCACTTGCACTAACTCCAGCCAAAGCCGCAGTAGCATTTCTTGCATTGGTAATGTTACGCTTAACTCCTTCAGAAATTTCTAAGCTGTTAACTTCAGCAATTCCTAAGAAAATAGAGTTATAGTTTGTACCTAATGCAACGTCGAATCCAGCTCCTAATAGTAGGTAACCTAAATCGCGTTCGCATTTTACTGCTTCGTATTCACTAGTAGATCCTACGTTTTCTACGATAATTTTGTTACCTGTAAGAAGTTTGTGTGGACGACGTGTTACAACTGTTGCGTATGTTGAACCGTCATGTGTAATTCGACTTACATCAATGCTTGGACTAAAGTTTATACCTGTAGAGTATTGTAAGCCCTTACCAGACTGATAACGGAAATACTTACGTGTTTGACGTACAATACTTACGTTTGGTCCTCTACTTGCATTAATTTCAACGCCGCCATCAAATGGTCTGTGTACGTTCATACAATCTGGACGTACATACAACTGTGTTTCATTAATGATTGGTAGTGCTGTTAAAACACCGTCACGAATATTACCGTCAACTTGACCAGTGAAGAATGTTGTACCAGTAAATGATGTACCACTAGTAATATCACCAGTTGTATTGTAACGGATCCAACTTGAACCTGCCGCAGTTGCCGCTACCAAATAATGGTTGAATCCTGAGCCAGTGTTAGTAATATCACGATGTACTGCCTTTAATGCGTTGGCTAGGTTGTCAGCTAAACGAATTGTGTCATCGTTAACACGGATAACATAATAAGTTGCACCGTCTGTTAAGTTACCAACAATTGTACCAGAGTTAGCTGGACCAATTGAGTAGTAAACTTTAGTACCAGTTTGTAATCCGTGTGCTGGCAATGTAATTTCATCAGTTGTTGCGTTGACAACTTGTGTAACTAAACCACTGACTGCCACTGTTGTTTCCTGTGGGTTAAATGTAATTGCACGACTTGGGAACGGATCAGTAACTACCATTTCTGCATCATTGTTTACTGCAAGTACGTTCATAGAATATGTAGCATGTTCTAACACTTCAAATCTATGATATTGACCAGTACCAAGTGCTGTCAAGTTGACCATGTATTGGAAGTTGCCTGTATCACCGCTACCACCACGCTGTGCTTCAGCAGGGTTAGTATGTAGCGTAATATCGTTCGCTCCTAAAACGTTTACATAGTAGACTCTGTTGGCTGTTAGACCACCAATAGCAGTTTGAGGTAGACCAGATACGTAAGAATCATAATCACTTGAAGCTGCCAGTGAAGCGCCGCCAAGTGCATCAATTCTATAAATTACTGCATCACCGTTACGTAGACCGTGTGCGGCTGTAAAGTTAATAACGTTGTCTGCAAGAATAACACGAGCTGCCAAAGAACCGTCAAAGTAAATTGTTCTACGTGGAATTGTATTAGATACACGTATTACATCTCCACCCCTATAGCTGGTTAAGAAACGTGTGCTATAACTTGGCAATGATGGGCATACAATCCAGCTGACACTATAACGAGCACTATCATTAATTGGTGCTTGACCTGTATTAGCTGTACCAGATCTTGTACCACTTACGGACATGTAATATGAATTTCTGTATAGTACAATGTCTCCATAATAGTAACTATCTGATGTATTCCACTCACCTTTGAAAGTTGTACCAGTTAAAGTTGGGTTAGTAACTTTAAATTGGTGAACTGATCCAGTTCCTACACCTAAAATATCCGCACGGTCAGTGTTGGTATAAGCACCTACCCATGTATTGTGTAGAGAGAAGTTGTTGGCCGCTTGTCCAGCTGCCGCACCACCTGCAACTGAGCCAAATAGTGTATTAGAAACGAAGTATTGGCGTCCATTGATTAGACCATTAATCTGCGTTCCACCTGCCCATACTTGGTAAACAACGCGGTCACCAGTAGTAAAGCCATGATTGTTAAACACGATACGATCTGAAGCTGCCAAGGCTGCTGCCGATGAACTACCGTTAACAACAATGTCACGTGCAACAACTGTGGCTAGTCCAACTCCTAAACTATCACCCGCAACTTGAGCAGTGGTTAATGTATGGCTACCTGCACTACCATTACTGCTATAGCGTGTGATAGCAATACCAGCCAATGCGTTTGCTTTGGTTGTAGCCAATTGGAAAGCATTTAATTCTTTGCTGATAACGTAGTAAACTGTTGCATCGGTTAATTTAACATAGCTGTCATAAACACCAGTAGCACTGTCACCAATAGCGTATGTTAATGCGCCTTTGCTATATGTTACGGCAGTACCTGTAGCTAGACCATGGTTAGGAATATAAATTATACCATCTGTCAAATTCATTTGATCTTGAGGATCAAACTTAAATTGACGCTGAGCGATAGTAGAACTAGCAGTAAATGACATGCTGGTTGTAGTTGGCAAACTTGAGATTGTATATCCGCCATCTAGTGTACCAGTTGAACTAGTATCTTCAAAACTATGTGTTGGAACTGAAGTTGTAGTCAACCCTGCCAATGGAACAGCATTATAGAACTGGCGGAATGTAAAGTTAGCGGCAGTACCAACAGCAGTAATGTCAATTGGATATGCCGCGTAAGCCAATGCTGGGCTTAGTGCTAATGCGAATGTATTGTTGTCAATAACGATCACATAGTAAATGGTTGTTGCGGACCAACCAGTAACTGCACCACCAGTTGTCAGTGCTGTTAGCAATACTGTTTCAGCTGTTCTAAAACCGTGATTTGTAAATGTCCAAGTATCAGTTGTTGCATTTGCACTACCAAAAGCAACGTTGAATGTACGTGGCAATGTCTGTGTTGTTGTGAACAACTGGAATGTACCATATAGTTTTTCAACTACTTGACCTTCTTCATAAGCTGCCGCAGTGGTACCGTTTTGAGCACGGGTTACATTTATAGTAAATGGATTGCTTGCACCAGTAATAGTGCCAACAATCATAACTTCGTTACCAACACGAATATAATCACCTTGAGCCAAGTTTGTTGTAGCTGTAATCTGTAGTGCAGTTGCACTTGAGGTACATGCGTACAATGTTCCTGGAACAGCCAAAGGAAGATCTTGTACTACGTTTTTAACAATGTATTGATTATTATTGATTAAACCAGGGGCACCAGTATATGGGCTACCAATATCTACACCGCCTTGATTTTCATAACGCACTAGTGCGTTTTCAACAAAAAGCTGTGATTGTCTAGGAATAATAATTCTATTGCCTAACGGATTGGAAACTGCTGTATTTGCAAAACTTTGTGTAGCAGTAACACCTGCAATAGCAGTAAACTGTACAGTTGGCTGACCTGTTGGGAAAGTACCAACGGAGTACGCTTGTACTTTGAAGATATTATTGGTAATTGGAACCATATAATAGCTAGATCCAGTGGTCATACCAGTAACTGGAGTTGCCGCTGTATAGGTCATACGCACACGAGGCCAGTTTGTGCCAGAGATTGGATCTCTGTAGTAATCAAACAATGGACCTGGATAGTCAAATCCAGTTGGATATGTACCTTGTGTACCAGTACCACCAGTTGTTTGAGTAGCCGCAGTGCCGCCATGATTAATCAAGTAGAAGCTGTTGCTGTATGGATTTTCTTCAATTCTAAAAGCATAGAATCTACCTGCACCAACTGTTACTGTGCCAGCAAAGTTAATTGGGGCGCCATTTGGAGCAGTTGATAAAGAGAATTCTCTAACAGCGCCAGCAGTATTAGCACTGATTATACTTTCAACATAGTACTTTTGATAAGAAGTATATGTATTTGGCGTATCAATTACTGTAGTTGGTAACGTTGAACCAGTACCATTTTTAATAACAATTGGTGTGTTTTCTTGGATGTAAGATGGTAATGTGTTAAACAATGCAATTACACGATCTCGTCCAGTACCAGCACCGCCAGTTGTACCAGCCGCAGTAAAGTTAGCAATGGTAAATCCTGGATGGAACGCATAAACACCACCTGCAGCCGTATTAGATGTTGTAAAGTTTAACTTAGTTGCTCCAACACCAGTTGAATATGGAGTTGCACCAGCTGTGCCGTTTTCAGTTGTGTATACGTCAAATTGGTCTCTGTTTACAACGCTGACGAAATAGACTTGTCCTTCTACTGGAGCAGTTGTACCACCAGACCAGCTATTACCGCCACCAACAAACATAATTGGTTCACCAGTTGTTAAACCGTGATTTTTAATAAAAATTCTATCTGCTGTAATTGCACTTACGTTTTGACGGAACCAATACTTACCAGTGGTTGCTTTCCAATCATGGATAGAAGCACGAGTATGGTTGATCATTGGTGAAGTGTGTAGAACAGCACGAGCACCAACAGTGGTATAAATGTTATAACGATCAAAACTTGTTGTTCCGTTACCACCACTATCAACTAGAGTATAGGTTTGCGTTGCAGCCTGATTGCTCAATGTACCAGTGTTGTCGGTTGGTCCTTCCATTTCAAAAGTATTACCTGTTGCTGTCCAGTTAGCTGAACGAACAACGTACACACCGTTAAGTGCGGCAACACCCATACCAGCAAGGGTAATTTGTTGACTTGGAACAATACCTAACGCATTAACTGTGTTTAAACCGTTAAGTGTTACAACAACAGTTGCAGATCCGCTTGTGGCAGCAATAGTTGAGATTTTATCTTCAATTCTGTCACCGCGTTTGAAAAGAGCAAAATCATGATTACCAGAACCACGACCGTTAAATGAAATTAAGTTTGTGCCTGCATACGCATCTTTAGGATTAGATGTTAAACGTAATGTGTCTTTTGTTAACACTACAGCAAACATCATACCAGAGTTGGTGGTAGCCCATGTTGGAATTGTACCGCTGCCTAATGGGAAATCGTTTCCACTGATAGCGTCAATACTAGGTGTTGCACCGCCGCTACTTACACCAACGTATGCTACTGGGTCACCAGTAATTAATCCGTGATTTGGAATAGTAACAACGCTTGTGCCAGTATCAATACCGCCTACCGCCGCAATAGTGCGACGAATTGTGCCATCATGATATGGTTCAAAAATGTTAAAGTTACCAGTGGCTAAACTGATAGAGCTACGATCTTCAACTTGTCCACCGTTAACAACACTACGTGGATCAAATGAGACTGCATTTTTACTTAAACTGTTAACTAGGGCAAATGTAGCACCAACTTTAAAACCGTGATCATAGGTTGTTCTAGCTGTTAATGTTGTTGAGCCGTCAGTGGTAATTGTTCCAGTGATATTAGAAGCTGTGTTATCTAATTGAATGTTTGAACCTACGTAGAAACGACCAGTTGTGATAGTTGTATATGAAGTAAAGATACTAACTGGGCTAGTAACCGTACCTTGTAGTTGTACAGCTCTTGCTTCAAATGTAAACACATAATCTGTTGTACGTTTGACAACAAATGTTCCCTCAGCAGTTACGCTGTCAACTCCACGAACGTCAATTGGTGTACCTGTACTAATACCATGAGGACTTGAAGTAGTAACAGAAACTAAACTTGTGCCGTTAACAGTAACATCAACAACGTTACTTAATGGAACATCACCTGCTAATGAGTGGAACGCTGGCACTTCGTTTTGACGCTCTAAGGTTTCCCATTTTGAGCTCTGTAAGCCATATTCAAAGTCAGTGTCAATTAATGTATTTGGTTGTGAAACGCGAAGTTTTGAAACAGGATCTGTCAAAAATTCTGCGGGTTGGAAAGGCACAGTGTCTCTCTCAATAAAGACCTGTACTTGATCGCTGGCGCTCATTGCCGCGCAATCATACTCTAATATGTATGATGTAGTATCAGTAGCTGGATTGTATGACCAGCTACTTACGCCTTTATTTCCATCGGCGAAGTTGTAAAGAATAATGTTGCGTGTCACGTTTGTAATCAGCAACACTCTCTTTAGAGGCACATTACCTTCAACAGTGATTGTATCTGTTGTTGGACTAAATGTGTAGTCGAAAATCAGTGATTTTGCCATTTTAAGTTACCCTTTTAAGTTCTAATATTTATCTATGCTTACGCCAACGCAATACTAAACGCCACACTTAGCGAGTTAATACTTTGATCCACATAAGTTTTTACAGCCTGTTCTGTTGGAACAGCTAAGTTTGAATTTCCGCTTAGTGTTCCATCAGCAGAAAATTCGTTAATTTGTTCTCCAATCTGCGCACCAATACTACCTAGTCGCAAACTTGTCAAACCGCTTAAGTCAAACGCATTAGCGTTCAATGTTGCACGACCTGTTGCTTGGTCAACTTTGAAGAAGTCGCCTACCCTAAAGTTACCGTCTTGATCCGTACTTACGTAGAACACACGTCCTGGTAAGTTTTCAACAATTTCGTTAACTTGTAATGTTGGCGAAAGTTGTGTAGGATATGCAGTTGATCTTCCTCCACTACCAATAGCCAAGAAATCATGACCAGTTAAACGAACCTTACTATACTTTGTTCTAACAGTGACTCCTGTTCCCTCTGCACTTGCTAAGAGCTTTTCAGTGGTCAATGTTAATATTGCAAATCCTGCTGGTTTATATCCAGTAGCAGCCGCAGTATAGTCAACAGCTTGAATAACGTATGTTCCGCCTGCACTAGCAATGCTCAAACTTGCGCCTGCAACAGGTTCAGCAGTTAGTCCTGAAACTACTACTAGGAATCCTTTTTGTCCAGTAACTCCACCAGTAACAATTGACGCTTGAACCGCAGTAGCAGTTCCAGTGATAGTCTGTCCAGCACTAAATGTACCACTGTTTACTTTAACGTATAATACGCCTGCGCTTGGTTGTGAACTTAGGATTGTTGCACTACCAGTTGGACTCGTTAATGTCTCTCCAGTATTGAATACACCAGTTGAACTAGCATAAGTGATTAGTTCTCCGTATAATGTTCCAGTAATAGCTGTTTCGCTAGCATCAAAACCGCCTGCAATACAACCATATGTTCCATAACTGTTATTACCGTTCAATGAACGAATCTGTCCGCCTGTACTTGCCGCATATCCATATGTACAGAAATATGTAAAGCAAGAAACAACTTCAGCTTTTCCAGTATTTGAACACCAAATACCAATTCCACCGTCATTGTTCATAGTATATCCGTGGAAAACAATCGATCTATAACCAGTGGCATGAACTGCTCCATTTACAACTGCGCCAATACCGCCCACTGAGAAACATGAACATTCTAGTACATACGGAGACTTAGTTGTGATTGGACTTGCAGGATTCAACGCCACAAATACTCCTCCTGGAGTTGAAGTATCAACGTCGCCTGGAGTTCCAACTAAAAATCCATTTAATCCTTGCATTGTTATTTTTTGCAACAATGAGCCATTACTCATTAAGAACATAGTTTGAGTTTCGTCGCCAACTTGTGGTTCAACAATAACACTTCTTAAACTATCTCCGACAATATACACATTGGCAGGGATGATAATAGGAAGATCTTCTGTGTATGTTCCACTCTTAACAAAAATAGTTGCTGGACCAGTTACTGTTGTACAGGCATATTTGATTGTTGCAAACGCACGATTAATGCTCTTTCCGTCGTTGCCATTATTTCCTTCTGGTGTAACATAATAAACTTGTCCAGTTACATTATTGTTTTCCCAAGCAGGTAGTCCAGCGCCGTTAACTGCTAAAACTTGACCGTTAGTTCCTACTGGAATACGTTCAACTGCACCACCTGAACCTTTACGTAGTAAGTCACCTGCGGTAGTCAAGATTGGGGTCACATCACCTGTTTGTGCTACCAAATTCCATTTTGTTGGATTTGTAGTTGGGGTGTTACCAATGTTGTTAGCACTGATGCTGATCCATGTGCTACCCAAGTATTCTACTGTGTCATCTAATTCATATTCTGTTCCAGCCGCATAAGTTCCCTTCCAGAACATACCAGCAGCCAACAAACTCCAATATGTAGCATTTGGTGGTTCAACTCCACCGCCGTTGTTTGAAGTATGTGCAAGAATACAAATGTAACTACGTGCGCCATATCTTACAATATCGCCTGCTAGATAAGCAGTACCATTTGTATAAGTTGGATTTGGTGCTAGTCTAACCCCGTCAACGTACAATGTAAAGAAACTGGTATTAGTTGGTAAATTGCCAGATCCTTCTGCGGTTGCAATATATAATTTTGCACCGTACTTAACTACTTCACCAACTTTATAAGTTGTTCCTCCAGCATAATCGCCTGCAAAACTAAAACCTGTAGTAAACGGATCCCAGTTAGCTGTATTAGTTGGCGTAACACCAGTTGTATTAACTTTGGCAGCATAGATACTACCACCATAATTTACTAACTCACCTGGCTTATATGCTGTAGCACCACTATAAACACCTGCGTAAGTATAGCCTTTGGTTAATACGTCCCAGTTTGCTGTTACTGTTGGCAAATTGCCAGTAGTGTTTCCTTTAGCTACATAGCTGTAACCACCATACTGTACAATGTCACCTTTAACGTATGCAGTTGCTCCGCTATACGCACCTAGTGATTGTAGGCCGCTGACCATCGTATCCCAGTTGGCTGTATCAGATGGTAAATTGCCTGTTGTATCTTGTTTTGCTACAAATGCGCTTGCACCGTATGTAACAATGTCGCCCTTCTTATAAAGAGTTGCGCCATTATAAATTCCTTTATAAACGACACCTTGTGTAATTACTGTAAAATAATTTGTGTCTGTTGGAAGATTACCTGTGGTAGTTACGGAAGCAACGTAAGTGTTAGCACCATAAGAAACAACATCACCTGGTTGATAAGTTGCGCCGTTATCGTATGTACCTTCAAATTGCAAACCAGTTGCAAACATTGTAAATTTAACTGTGTCAAATGTTACGGTACTGGTATGATGCGTGTTACAAATATAAACTTGCCCACCATAGCTAACCATATCGTTTAGCTTGTAACGAGTAGCACTTGCCCATGTTCCTTTGAAAGCAATACCGTCGTTGAATAAGCTCCACTTACTGAAATCATCTTCAAGACCTAATGCGGCAGTTGAAGCAGAAGTGTGACTGGTATTTGCAATGTAGCTACGTCCACCATAGTTAACAATATCGTTAACCTTGTAGTATGTAGCAGTTGCCCAAGTACTTCCCCAAGACTGACCGTCATTCATTAACTGCCATTTGCCAGCAGTTAAATCAGTCTCAAACCCGCCAGTTGCGTCAGAGTCTGCAATGTGACCTAGCACACAGACGTATGCCTTGCCGCCGTAGCGTACAATATCATCTTTTACGTATGTTGTAGAATTGGTCCATACGTTTTTCCATACGAAACGCAATCTACCAAGTTTAAATTCTGCCATTTTCTTTTTCCTTTAAGGTAAATCTTATTAATTTTTATATTTATTACACATCTGAAGGGTAAGTATAGGCCTTGTTGACTCGTGCAACCAACTCGCCTTGTGCGTTCAAATAATAATAAATGCTTCTGCTATCCCATCTATATTGGTCTGGATTTAGATTAGTATCTGGTCTAATATGATCTTCATTTCGACCGTCAAAATAGTCTACTCCTACCTCAAACTCTGTAAAATCGTCTTCTGCCAATCCTATATTATTGACAACAATTTCTTCATCAACGCCTAATAATTGATCTACTCTAGTAAAATATAAATCACCTTCTTCTGTTCTACGTAGAGCGTAATAATATCTTGGATTATTTGCACCAAGCAGTGCTGATGTATCCTGATCTCCTACATAATATGTACTCATAATTTCTCCTTATTACGATATTTCTACGTAACTTACAATTGAATCAACTGCATTTGCTACATTTGCTATCACATGAACTGCATTATCTGGAGCGACCAATAATCTTTCGCCACCATTGACTGCTCTCAATGTTTGATTAGCAGGTATAATTATATCTTTCATGTAATACCCTAAAACTGATGGTACTACACTTGAGTCAGTGACTGTGATACTAACAGTCACTGGATCTGCTGTTTTATTGGCCAAACTCATACCAATCACAGTTGCTCTTGCTGTAGGAGGCATTGTTATGATTGATGTTGGACTTGTCGCCACATTTGGGGTTATTTTATTTTTAAATGCTGTTGCCATTTTTTATCCTAATGTTAAAACTAATTGAATTGATAATTCTTCAGCTTCGCCAACTGTAATATTTGCAGTCTGTTCACCTGCAGAGTTAATCCACTGACTTCCGTTGTAAACTTCTACTCGTTTATCAGAAGTATTATATCTAAGCATTCCAATTTCAGGAACTATTGGTCTTTCAGGTGTTAATCCATAAGGAATGACTATTGCGCCAGTTCCTTCAAACTTGTAATAGCCTGTACCAGTTTGTTGGAAAGTTAAAACTGCATTATTTGTTGTTGCTCTAATTTCATTATCTTTAAATGCAAAATTTTCAATATTAACAGATCCTGTACCAGTAGCCTGAATATTAATATTAGTATCAGTGGCCAATGTAGAAATTGTATTATTGTCTATTGATAATTGGCCAATTTCAAATCTATCAGCACGTAGTCTTGTAGCATTAATATCTGCTATTAAATTTCCATTAGAATAAAATCTAATAACATTGTCGTTTGCACCTGGTGTTAATTCAGCTGTAATATAAGTGTTTAGATCTGTATCATATACACCATCTAATATGAGCCAATTGCTGCCGTTATAACCTTCAAAGTGAGTTGTTTCACTGTTATATCTAATACCGCCAACTTGTGACCCTCTTTGATCAATCGTACCAGAAGGAAGTCTTAAGCTCTGTGTTGAATCAATATAAACAATTCCAGAGCCATTTGGTTTGATTACAAAATTTTCGTTGGATGTTGTTCTTATTTCATTATCTTGAATTTCAAAATTTTCAAATTTAACAACACCTATACCAGTGGCAGCTAGGGTCAATGGACTATTGACATTTGATGATTGTACAGTTGATCCGGTAATTTGTAAGGTGTCAACATTTAATGTATTAGTATATAAATTATTCCAACGTTTTGATGTTGATCCTAAATTGTATACTCCGCTTGGAATTAAATCGCTGGTAATTCCTGCAACAAAGCTAATAGTATCTGTTGGTTGATCACCAATTATAATATTACCACCAATAGTAACGTTACCACCAACTTCTAAGTCGCCCGTAATAGAAACATTGTTTTGTAAGTTGATTTGATCACTAGCTGAAGCAATATTTAGGTTAGTGGTCAATGTTTCTATAGTAGAACCACTAATTTTAATGTCGCCAGTAGTTATTTGTGTTGGCTCAACAGTTGTTACGTTTGTTCCATCACTCAATGTTAAACCAGTACTACTTGCAATGTTGACATTAGATGCAGTAAATTGTACCTGTCCTGTTACTTGATTAACATAAAATAAATCACCAACTCTAAAGTCGCCTTTATGGTCTACTGAATTATAATAAATGTATGCACCGTTGGTATCAACTACTTCGTTCGCTTGTACAACTAGTCCTTCATCATTAGAACTATCTTTTCCAGTTCCAATGTAAGCAAAGTTGTGACCAATCAAATACATGATTACGCCTTTGCCGTCTCCTGCAACGCCGTAATTTCCGTATACGTTGGCGCTGGACATAGATCTAACTTCTGTACCAAAATCTGAATAATCGACCAATTCAATATATTTTGCAGTTCCTGTTGCAGTTCTTATATCTTGTATTACAAATGAATCGTCTTCTATATCTGTAGAACCCTCTGTGCCATTAAAATGTAATAATAAAACTGTATCAGCTGTTTTTACAAATTCTGATGTTGGAACTGAGAAATTGCTTGTATATTTTGCAATGCCTTTGCTAACTCTAAGTTCGTCAATTAGTCCATTAAAGTTCCCAGCAATTCCATCAAATCTTGAACCAATAGTCAATGGACTCTGTATGTAATTAGTGTTATCAGTCCAAGTAGAACCTACTTGTACTCCGTTAAAGAACAATCTTGTAGATGTACCACTTCTAGAAAGGGCTATGTGATGAAACGCTCCCGTTGTAACATCAGTTCCTGTAATTCTAACTGCACCATTTACATAATATGTAAGCTGATTAGTGTTTTGAATATAAACTACCGGTGCATTTTGTGTATTTGTTGTTCTAAAATCTAAAATATTATGTTGAGCGCCAGATACACTTCGGTTAATAAAACATTCTAATGTAAAATCTCCTGTACCAAAATTAAAATCTGGTGTTGAGCCTATCGTTAGATAATCACCAGTACCGTCTAATAACAGCGCCGCAGTTCCAAATTTTTTGTTGGTCTGTGTCAATTGTGCATTGCCGTTGGCCGTTACTGTTTTTCCGTTAGCATCAGCTTTAGAAACTAAACCATCAACTTTGCCAGTTAGGAAAATTTTGTCGCCGCTGATACTACTAATAACTCCCTGTGCTAGAATAGTAGTTCCATCACTGTCGTAAGATGTTAGTGTTTGTCCTGCACTAAATGTACCAGTGGTAGTTGAAACTCTAATGGCTGTTTTTCCTGTGCCAGCAAAACCAGTTGTTCCAGTTAATCCTCTTAGACCATAATTTGCATAGTAGGTAAAACTGTTAAGCCATTCAACTCTAACACCGTTGGTCATTGTTATGGCATTGGCACCAGGAGTAATAAATGTTGCACCATGGAATAAACAAGCTGCTTCTTTGCTTGATGGGCTTACGACACTGCCATCTAACAATGCACCACGACCAGCATCACCTTGATCAAATCCTAAAGGATCTGTTGGGCTTGTTACACTTCCTTTTGTTATTACACTCACGTTTCTAATATAAGGGCTCTTAGAAGTTACAGTCATTCCTGAAGCATATCTAAAAGCGTGTCCAGTATTATTTGTACTGTTATAGAAAAAATCAGCAACTGTTAAATCTTCAATGGTTACTTCACCATTTAATAAAAACGCATCTTTATCATTTGACCCCAATGTTGGTTTGATAATAACACTTCTAATCCCTGATCCTCTAATTGTCACTCCAGCAGGAACAGTCATTGGGAAGATTTCAGTGTAAACTCCTGGATAAACTATAACAGTAGTTCCAGAAGTTGCTTGTGTTAGTGCATATTTTACAGATCCGTAAGGATCGTTTTGATGGGTACCTGAATTGGCGTTGTCACCAAACGTTGAAACATATATTGTATTTCCTGGACGGAATGCTAGATCAATTCCGCCTACAGTTAGGGAATTTGTTACAATGTTGTCAGCGTTAACAGTGTTAATATAGGCGTTTTGCCAACGTTTGTCACTTTGACCAATGTCATATGTGTCGGTTTGAGATGGTAATAAATTTCCATCTACTCCGCCTGCCAATGTAACGTTTTCTGAGTTAATGGTTCCAGTAGCAGTAATGATTCCTTGAATATGTAAATCACCATAAATCTCTAAATTAGAGTTAATGTTTACATCACCTGTACCAGAGGGGTCTATATCAATATCAGTGTCTGGAGTGAATGCCCCAATGATATTGTCTTCAACAGTTAGGTCGCCTGCACGTAGTTTTCCATTATAAACTACTGCATTAGCTCCAGAAGGAAGAATATTAATAATTCCATTAGTAGAAGTAATAGAATTGTTTGTAACTGTTAGGTATGTGGTATTATCGCCGACCTTTAGTTGATTGTCAACTATTAAATTTGTAGTTTTTGTTGTTCCGTTTACGGTTAATTCGTGAGTGGGCGTGTTGGTTTTGATCCCAATTTTGCGATCGTTAACATCTAAATACAATAGATCCGTGTCAAACGCTAAATCAACTCCATTACGAAGCAGATTCGATTTGAGCAATGGACCGGAAATTTGACCAACGGCCATACAATCACTCCTTTAACCCCGTGTTTCACGGTTAACCACCTTACATTGCGGGTTTACCACAGTATGTCATGTAAAACTTGGTCGGCTTTACAATTATAGATATTTATCGGTTTTTGAAATTAACCCAAGATAAGGGTCCAAACATTGGTTAATTGTTCAACGTCGTCTTCAGTGGCGTTGCCTCCTACCCCACCAAAGTTATCAAAAGAATCTCCGTCCCAAACTTCCATAGTCTGTGTATCAGGATTAAATCGAATTGTTCCAATTTCGTTTGCTAGAGGTGCTACCAAATTATTAACTGGTACTAATACCGCAGTTGTGCCTCCTAATTTAACCCAACTAAATTGTGTTCCAGGCATCTTGATAGGATCATTGGTTAAATTAATAATATCATCACCATCAAATTTAATATTATTAAGCATAACATAACCTGTCCCAGATGTAGACAAATTCAAACTATTTGACCCAGTGACAGAAATAGTATTTCCAGTGCTTGTAATTTGATCAACATTCATAGCGTTAGCTGATATTGCAGTTGTAGTTATGGCAGCTACTGTTGAATTATTAATTACAAATGGTATAGTATTATTAGTTGGATGGGCAACAACTCTTGTATTCCTATTAGATGAATATACTCCCCCTAGAGCAGTCCTAAAATTTCTTTGCCCTACAAATTGATTTAGTGCGTTGTCATACCTAATTTCTGCACTGTTCATAATAGGTTTATCTGCGCCTGTACCTGAAGGTAATCTTAAAGAATCACTTGAATCTATATAGACATTGTAGTTAGATTTAGGTTTAATTCTAATGTTAACACCAGTATTAGCTGATAGTATATTGTCAGTAAATGTCAAACCGTCAACGATTACCCCACCTGTACCATTTCCTACTAGGTTTAGGTTAGAATTAAGTGCTGTTATCGTATTGTTGTCTATTGTTAGATTTGGTAAATCAATGCCATTGATCCAAGAAGTCGTCCATCTTTTTGAGCTAGATCCAAGATTGTATGTGTCACCAACATCTGGTATGATATCTTGGTTTAAGTCCATTGCAATGGTCACAGTATCAGTACTTTGATTTCCAACAGTAATCGTTCCTTTGAAATCTAAAATTCCTGAAACATTTAGATTTTTTGCAATATTGACGTTGTCGTCAAGTAAAAATATACCAGTTGCAGTTTTAAAGTTTATAGGACCAGATATAGTCTCAATAGTAGACCCACTAAATCTAAAGTTGTTAGACTCAACTTTATAAGGAGCTAATATTGTTGTATTTGTTCCGTCACTGACAGTAATAGTTGATAGCCCAGATAAGTCAAAAGAATCACCACTAAAACTAGTAGTTCCTTTCTTAAAGTTTACTAAAAAGTTATCGCCAATTCTAAAATCTCCACCATGATCAGTAGAAATATATCTAACTTTAGCACCGTTTAACTCTACAGTTTCATTGGCTTGCACCCTCAATGTGTTGTCATTTGATGCATCCTTTTCAGTGCCAATATAGGCAAAATTGTGTCCTATTAGATAAGCTAAAACATCTGCTCCATTACCAACAAAGCCATACTTGCCATAAACATTTGCACAACTGATACATCTAATCTCTGCACCATAAGTGGCTGTTGTAGCTACTCCTGGAGAGGAAAAAATTGGGATTCCAAAGCCAGCTACCAATGAAGTAGTAACATAGATTCTCCACATATTAGTATTAACAGGGTCTTCAATTACGTAATCAACGATGTATAATGTACCTGCTACATTAATGGTCCAATCTTTACCTACAGTTGTTTCAAAATTAGGTGGGAGATTAGTTTTAAACCATGCTACCCACTTTTCACCCACTGAGTTTCCAGTAGTATCCCAAATGTCATTAGTAACAATAAGCGTTGTTCCAACATCTGGATAAAAGCTAATAGGTTTGAGCTGTGCTGTTAGATCAATGTTTTGATCAAATGTCATTCTCCACTGAGTTGGATATATAGGATCTGTTACAACTGATACTACTTGGTAGAATAAAGGTTGCAGTGGATACCTATCAAGCACCGCTGTTTGACCTACTAACGACTCTACAAATGCTTGACTGGTGTATAGAGATTTGTCTAAATTTACGCTGTCTGGAGTATAAGAAATGCTTGTATATCCTGGACCAACATTGACTACACCAGGAGCTGTACCATTTACTGTTTCAAAACCTAGTAAACCCTGAGTTGCATAAAAACCTCTATTGGCGTAATAAGTGAAACAATCAATTGCTTCCACTCTTACACCATTAGTCATAGTAACAGCGTCAACACCTGGAGTAATAAAAGTTGCTCCATAAAATAGCATACTGGCACTGATGCTGGTATTGTCAACTACACTGCCATCAATGTACGCACCTTTACCTGCATCATGCGTATCATAACTCAGTGGATCAGATAATGTTATATTTGATCCTTTGGTAATTACGCTGACATTTCTAACGTAAGGACTCTTGCTGGTGACTAGATAATTGTTTGCAAATCTAAAAGCGTGGCCAGTATTGTCTACAGCATTATATCTAAACCCAGTTACTGTTAAATCTTCTACTGATGTATCACCGTTTAGTAAAAAGGCATCTTTATCAATTGTCCCTACTGTAGGTTGGACAATGACAGATCTTAATGATTGCCCAATTATGGAAACACCTGCAGGCACTGTTAAAGGAAAAACTTCAGTGTATGTACCGCTGGTTATATAGATAGTCGTCCCAGCAGTTGCCACACTTAGAGCCTTTGCAATGGTTCTAAATGGGCTTAATTGAATGTTACCTTGATTTGTATCTGACCCTAAAATACTGACATAATAACTGTTACCTGGTAGTGTTAAAAATACTGATATGCCAGGAGGAACTGTTGGTATCACTACATTATTAGTGTTAACAGTTTCAAAATATGCTTGATCCCAAGTGTATTCAGGACTACCAACAGAACCTGTATTGTTAACTGCTGGTCTTACATCAATACTTAAATTGCCTACTTCAGTTTGTGGTAATGGATCTGTTACAGTTGTTGTAAAATATAGTGCATTTCCATTAATAAAAACGTTACCAGTAACATTTGTTGTAGACTTAAAATTTGTTCTTCCTGTTCCTGATGGATTAATATTAACACTAGAGTTGGTGCTGGTAGTGCTTATTGTTGCCGCAGAAAATCTTATATCGTCTGTATCAAGTTTTGGTACATTTATTAATTGTGGCGATTCAATAATAAAATCTGAATTATTTGACGAAGTAATATTGTTTGTGGTAAATGTTACTCCATTAACCACAACTGGGAAATCTGAAATTATGTCTACAGTTCTAAGCCCAGTATTAATTACCTCTAAATCAGGAGTTGAAGGAGTACAAACTACTTTTTTGCCTACACCAATTTTTCTACATTGTACATCTAAGTACAACATATTAGTTTCAAAGGCTAAATCTATACCTTTTCTTTCAAGGTTAGCTTTGAGTAACGGTCCAGAAATTCTTCCGACGTTGGACATATTTTACTCCTTATCTATCAAAACCGTATATAATGTATATAGGTTTTCCTAAAGGCACTGGATTGTCAAATTTAACGTATCCTTTATTGGCTGTGACTTCTATAGTGTAATTAATTTCTGGGAGTTGATAAACGTTTTCAACGTAAACTTGTATGTTAGTTGAACTAGGGTTTCCTAAATCATCAACTGGAATAAAATTATTATTATCAACGTCTAAAATTTCATGTGTTAAAGAACCATCTAAATTTACTTTTAATGTTGCAGTTCCTGAAACAGTTGCAGTTGGTACATTCACGTATCCTGTACCACCAGAAACAACTGTAATTTCAGTGATCACGCCAGAAGGATTTACTACTGCTATTGCCACTGCATTGTCATCTCCAATGTCTGGAGGACTAATTGTAACGTCTGGCGGATCTAAAGGATCGTAACCACTACCACCATTTAAAACAGTTATAGTATTAATTTCTCCTGTGGCAGCACCAACACCAATTTCTTTTAATTTAATTCTACTTGGTCTATTAGTTCTAACTTTTTCCCAACTCCAAGAAGGATCATAATCAGTGTATACTTCAAAATCATTTTCTTCTGAGTTATAACGTATCATACCTGGAACACCAGTCACAGGCCTATCATTGGTAGTTCCAATTGGTACAGTTAATGATTTATTAGTATTGACTATTGCTCGACCATCAGCTTCAACAGAGAAACGTTGACTTTTTGGTTTGTACGTGTCAATATTTTTACGTTTTATAAATTTCATTATGCTACCGCCATACTGCTGATCACAGCATTAACAACATCTGCGGCATTAGATTGCATAGTAACAGTATCACCATCACTTAAAACTAATTTTTCCATATCCATAACAAATGTGTCGCTGGCCACTATAGTTAAACTTTTTAAAATTTGATTAGCGTTTCCTCGACTGCTTCCATCAGGTATTACCCAAACATCCACAACAGCATCTGTACTGGTGCTGTGATTGCAAATCATTAATGTTGTTATACCGTTTTCGCCAACAGACACAAAAACATCTGTTGGGCTAGTATTTGCTAAATTCGTTGCTGTTATCATAATAATCCTTAGAACATTAAACTAGCAAAAAACGCACGGCGTTTGCTAGGTAATTCATCTCTCACATTTTCACTATTCACAAAAAATAATCCTGTACCTCCTGGTCCTTCATAATCAGGATAAATTTTAACTCTACCACTTTCATTAACTGGCGCTTGATAAACACTATCAATGACCATACTCAATGAAGTTTTTAATTCTATAGAAGGATTAGTTGATATCCCAGGTCCTGGTTTAGTAGACAGTATCATTCTTGTATTAGCTGTCTCCATGGTAATCTCGTTTGAATCATTGATTTTTATATCACCAATAACCATTCTATTACCAAAGACTGTAATCCATTGATTGCCACCAATACTTGTTCTTAGTTGTGCTTCAGTTACAGCTCCTGCACCAGAGCTTGGATAACCTGGAACGTCTTGTTCAACAAATTCTAGATAAGTGTTATTTCTAAAAACTGGAACACCTGCACCAGTTCTATAGTTTAACTGAATACGTCTTCTATCTGGCTGTAGTTCAATTGCATAATCTACATAGCCTTTGTTTGGAATATCGTTGTCTTTATTTCTAGTAATAATTCTTTGTGTGTAGTTTGAAACTCCATCAACAGTAACAGTTCCTTGTGAATTATCTGCTCCTAAAAGACTAAGATCAGTATTTGATGTTCCTGTTCTAATAGCGTTCACTACAATTGCAGAATGTCCTTCTGAACTTATTCCACCAGAAGGAGGACCAATATAAAATTCCCAAATTCCAGAATTTGTTACACCATTAAAAGTCCAACTTTTATTTTGATTATAAAATAAGTTTGCATTGTAATTAGGAGATGCAGGACCTCCTCTAGCAATACTTAACCCTGAAATACCATTGCCACTGACTCCCGCAGTTGCACCATTACTTAAACCTGATTCGCCCTTGTTTAAGACTAATATTTTATCATTGATAACTAAATCACTACTTTCAATAGTAGTGGTTTGGCCGTTTACTTGTAAGTTTCCGTAGATGTGAACGGTGCCTAAATTGTCACTGTCATATTTGGTTTCTAGATAGATATCGTTAGACGATTGTACGTGCCAATCGCCACTAATTCGATTAACTTTTTTAATAGATGGCATGTTCGTTTCCTTGTATGATATTTATCTGTATGGCAAAATCATTAACTTTGCGATAAAAGAGCTACCATATACAACTTATTAAAATTTTTGATCAGTTTATTAACAACAATTATTTGCTCATCTACTCTTCGTAAACTAGCTTTAGATTTTTGATTTCTAGCAACCACTTCAAGATTACCAAGTTTTACAACTTCTAAATCAACTGCCCGTAACATCCTACTAACATCTTTTTTAAACATAGGTAGGTTGTTTTGGCTATTTTCTAAACGATTCCTAACCCTATGCCAGTCTAAACTAGAAGTTATCAAATACTCTTCCATAGCAGTATTTACTCACAAAAAAGCCCACCGAAGTGGGCTTTTTGTTTGCTTTGTAACTCTAAGATTACTGGAAGCTAACGTTGCTAGATGTGATAGCAACTTTGCTTAGGTAATCAGCCGCGTTACCTAGAGAAGAAGCAGTGTTGCTTAGTTCTACGTAACCATAACGTGTCATAAAGCCAACTACTGGTTCAAAAGTAGCTGGATCTAGAACAACGCCAGAGCTCATTAGAGGAATGTATGGGCAATAGAATGCAGCCGCATCAGCTTCGCTTGGTCCTTTGTAACCTAGTAGAACTTGGTTATTGTCTTGACCACTGTCAGCTAAGTATGCGTCAACGTAAACACGCATAGCACCGTTCAATGTACCAACAAACTTAGTGTTTGTAGGTGCTTCAAAAGTACCTTCTGTTGTACGTGCAAATGCACTTGTAGTAGCAGACTGAAGAATTGTAAGAGCTTGGTTACTTACAACTGCCCAGTTAGCCGCACCACGACGTGTACGCTGTGCAATCTTGTTTGCTTCACGGTTGATTAGAACTGCCAATGCGGCATGCTCGTCACCAACGAATGTAGCTGTACCACTTACTGCTGCCTGGTCGTATGTAGAACCAACACCAGCTAGTGTACGTAGGGAAGCTAGAACTTCTTGATCGATTTCAGCAGTAATTTCTTGTGCTAGAGCAGCCATAATTTCTGCTTCAATATCGATACCTTGTTGTGCTTGTGCATCTTGAGCAGCTTCGAAGGTCCAACGTGCGCTTAGTTTGCGTGTCTTAGCTTCAACAGCT